ATCTAGCAGGAACACATGACTACAGTAATACTGCATTCAAAGAACAGAAGAATTATCTAGTATTACCAGAGTTTGTTCTATCAGTATTGAACATATTTCCGTTCAATGACAAACATAACATCAATATGTTTGACCTCAGATATCAATTAAGATTGAATGATATCTATGATTTAACATCAACGAACATTCTAAACTATGAAATGGTGCAACAACACCTATCAATGTTAGATAATATACTTGTTGGAAGAACACCAATCAGATATACGGCACATCAAAATAGACTGTATTTAGATATGGACTTCAATAGTATTGGTGAGAATGAGTATATCATTATAGAATGTTATAGAAAACTTGACCCTACAAACTTTACAGATATCTACAATGATATGTGGTTGAAGAAGTATGCAACCAATAAAGTGAAGTATCAATGGGCAGAAAATTTATCCAAGTTCTCAGGAGTTGCATTACCAGGTGGTGTAACATTAGATGCCGAGAGAATGAAACAGGAAGCACAAGACGAGATTACAAGATTAGAAGAAGAGTCAAGGTTGAATTTTGATATGATGCCAATTGACTTAATGGGTTAACATTATGCCAACAAATGTATTTTTTAACCATGCAGTTAATACTGAACAACATCTTTACGAAGATTTAGTTGTTGAATCACTAAGATTCTATGGACACGAAACTTATTATCTGCCTAGAGAGATTGTAGAGGAAGATACAATTCTAGGAGAAGATGTGCAATCAAAATTTGGTGACGCATATTCTGTAGAAATGTATTTAGATAATGTTGAGGGTTTCGAAGGAGAAGATTTATTCTCTAAGTTCGGTATTCAAACACAAGAAGAATGCACATTCACACTTGCACTTCGAACATGGGAAAGATTCATTTCATTAGATTCAAATCTAGTAACATCACTTAGACCAAACGAGGGAGATTTAGTATATTTTCCTATGTCAGGTTCTATGTTTGAAATCAGATATGTAGAAGACCAAAATCCTTTCTATCAGATTGGAAAACTATTTGTATTCAAACTCAAATGTTCACTATTCGAATACTCTGGAGAAGACTTCGATACAAATATCGATGCAATTGATATCGTTGAAGACCAACAAGCATACACAATTCAATTGACACTAAACTCTTCAGGCACAGGTGATTTTGCAGCGAACGAGGCAATACAATTAAATGGCACAACGATTGGTGAAGTTACATCTTGGAAAGCATCAACACATCTACTTACAATTAAAGATGTTACCACAACACTTCAGGTTGGTGATACGATAACAGGTTTGGTTAATGGTGCAAGTTATCCTATAGCAGGTATTAGAGATATTCTAACAATGAATGACGGAACAGGTGCTGATAACTCAGACATAGAAACAAAGGCAGACAACTACTTAGACTTCTCAGAGACAAACCCATTCGGTGAGGTTACATAATGGATTGGTATATGTTAATGAACTTTGCAGTAGTAATACTAATTTCATATTGGATAGGCCGTTGGGACGGTAAGAGGAAGTCATAATGTTTGGTACCTATTTTTATAATGAAACAATTAAGAGAGCAGTTTCAATTTTCGGAACTCTTTTCAATAACATAACTCTTAAAAAAATCAAGTCAGACGGAACAGTTGTTGGTCAACAGATAGTTCCTATCTCATATGGTCCAAAACAAAAGTGGTTAGAAAGAATAACTGTAGACCCTAAAGAGAGAGATGGTAACATTACAGGTATGACATTCCCTAGAATGGCATTTCAACTTACAGGTTTTGAATATGATGCATCTCGTCAACAAAATAAATTAATTAGACATAGTAAATCTGCATTAGAAACAGACGGAGTTAAAAGAGGATATCAATACAATCCTGCACCATATACTTTAAACTTTACATTATCTGTTCTAACAAAGAATATGAATGATGCATTGCAGATAGTAGAACAAATATTACCATACTTTCAACCAGAATATACTGTTACGATGAAGATGATTGATTCTATGTCAGACCATAGAGATGTTCCAATCATATTGAATAGTATTTCTTTTGAAGATAACTACGAGTCTGGTTATGAAGAAAGAAGATTTATAGAATACACTTTAGAGTTTAAAATGAATCTATACTTCTTCGGTCCTGTTTATACAGGAAGTGTTATTAAGAATGTTATTGAAAGAGATTACATCAACTCAGACAATGGTGGTTTCACTTCAACACAAATTCAAAGTTCAGGTCTTGTAAAAGAAGTTAAACATTACGAACCTGCCTTTGACGCAGTTGCAAATGCAGTATCTAACTCATCTACTGTAACCTTTGCAAGTGCAATAAATAGTAAGATAAGTGTAAACGATGAGGTGTTTAACACAGGTAATACACCTAATCCTACAGTATCATCTATTGCAAGTGATAAACTTTCAATAGTATTGAATAGTAATGTTACTATTGATGCAAATACGAAACTATTATTTGTTGGTTCTGTAGACCCAGGTGATACTTTCGTTGTTGCAGAAACCGTGAGTTTTTATGATGATGGTGGTTCTTCAACATTTACAGAAGATACTACAAGTGATGCAAGTTAATTATGCCAAAAGATATAGACAAAAAACTAGATGATGTCCTAGACATTCAACAGACAATCAAAAAAGAAACAACTGCAGTAGTTGTTCCTAAAGAAAGGTCTCAAAACATTGAGACTGATTACAAATACACTAGAGAAAACTTATATGGTCTTGTCGAAAGAGGACAAGATGCAATCGAAGGAATCTTAGATGTCTGTAAAGAAACAGAGAATCCTCGTGCGTATGAAGTTGCAGGTCAATTAATCAAAACAGTCGGTGAAACTGCAGAGAAACTCATCGATGTTCAACAAAAACTAAAAAAACTTGAAAGTGAAAATGAAAGTATTAAGACACAACACAACCATTTGTATGTCGGAAATACTGCAGAACTCCAGAAGTTCTTAAAAAAGAATGATAAAAAATGATAAACTTCCTGACTATCTAAACTTCTTTAAAACTGCATATTGTTTTACTGATTCTCAGAGAAACCATGCATACGAAAGTTGGATATCAGAGAATGTTAAAGACAAAACAGTTATAGATTTAGGTGCAGGTTCAGGCATACTATGTTACCTTGCAGTCAAGTATGGTGCAAAGAAAGTATATGCACTAGAAAGAAGAGGTGAACTCATCGATAGAATGAAAGAGATTCTAGGAGATAGTGTAGAGTATATTCATGGTGATTTACTTGAAACAGAATTACCAAAATGTGATATCTATTTACACGAATGGTTATCATCAGAATTGTGGAACGAAAAGAGATATTTAAAGAATTTCTACCAAGAAGGAGATAAAGAACTCGAAGTAGGTCATATATTAGACTTAGTAGAGTATGCAAAAAAGAATAACTTTGTAGATAAGTTATATCCAAACAAAGTTGAGATATCAGATATACGAGGAGGTTCTGAACAAGGTTTAGTAAGTGTAAGTTTAGATAAACATTCTAAATACTCCAGAAAGTTTTTAGAAGATTATTATTCTGGTATAGTAGAAAACATAGTATATAGAAATCATTTGACTTATAAACATGTTGTATGGAGAGGAGATTTGAAAGATTTAAAATATTATAAATCAGAAGAACCAAGGAATTACCTAGGTTGGATTTTTTCTTTTGACAATGAATATGAAATGTCGAATCATTCACTTATGTCTCATTGGGGTTTAAAACATGGTTCAACCTAAAAACGAGGGTTACTTAGGTAACACCTTAATCAAAAGGGCTGGTGTTGAGACAAAATACACCGACCAAGAAATGCAGGAATACTTGAAGTGTTCACAAGACCCTTGTCATTTTATTGAGAACTATACACAAATCATATCACTAGATGAGGGTATGGTACCCTTTAAACTTCGTGGGTACCAAGATAAACTCATAGAACATTACAATGCAAATCGTTTTAACATCGTTCTTGCATCTCGTCAGTCAGGTAAATCAATAACATCTTGTGCATATCTATTATGGTTTTTATTATTTAATCCAGAAGTAACAGTTGCCGTTCTTGCCAACAAAGGTGCAATTGCAAGAGAAATGATTGCAAGAATGGTTACTATGTTGGAAAGTGTTCCCTTTTTCCTACAACCTGGTGTAAAAATTCTAAACAAAGGGTCCATAGAATTCGCAAACGACTCAAAAGTAGTCGCCGCGGCAACTTCCAGTTCCAGTATCCGTGGATTGTCAATTAATTTACTATACCTCGATGAGTTTGCGTTTGTTGATGATGCAGAGACATTCTATACTGCAACATATCCTGTGGTCACATCAGGTAAAGATTCAAAGGTTATCATTACATCTACTGCAAACGGTGTTGGTAATATGTTCTATAAGATATATCAGTCTGCAGTCCATGACCAATCAGAGTATAAACATTTTACAATCAATTGGTATGATGTTCCAGGCAGAGACGATGAATGGAAGAAAGAGACAATTGCAAACACTTCAGAGGCACAATTCGAACAAGAGTATGGTAATTCATTCTTAGGAACAGGTAATACATTAGTAAATGCAAATACATTATTGGGAATGATGGCAAAAGAACCAGAATGGAATAGAGATAGTGTGAATGTATATGAAAAACCAAAAGACGGACACACTTATATCTGCACCGTTGATGTATCTAAAGGTCGTGGTATCGACTATTCTACATTTACAATAACAGATGTATCAGTAAAACCATTTAGAACAGTATGCACATATAGAGATAATATGATATCTCCTATGTTATTTCCAGACTTGATAGCGAAGTATGCAAAACCATATAACGAGGCATTAGTAATCATAGAGAACAATGCAGAGGGTGGAATGGTTGCACAACAGATGCATTATGATATTGAATATGGTAATGTCTTTACACAAGGAATGAGTAAAGCAGAAGATATCGGTGTTACGATGTCTAAAAAGATTAAAAGAATTGGTTGTTCAACACTTAAAGAGTTATTAGAAGAGAATAGATTAGAATTATGTGATAGAAATACTATTACTGAACTTATGACTTTTATAAGTAAAGGTAATAGTTTTGAAGCAGATAGAGGATTCCATGATGATATGGTTATGAATCTAGTTCTGTTTTCGTGGTTTGTAACAACAGACCATTTTTATCATTTAACAGATAGGCAAGTGAAACAACTATTATACGCAGAACAACAAAAACAAATCGAAGACGACATATTACCACCAGGAATATTCGATGCAGGACAAAATGAAGAGTCCTTCGTTGATTCCTCAGGTGATAGATGGTTTTTAGAATAACTAAATACAATACAAGAGTAAAAACAAGGTTCATTGGGTTAATTAAACTTATAAATAATCTAGTAAACAAACTTTTTACATTAACAGGAGAAAAGTATGGCATTTCAAGTATCACCAGGCGTTCAGGTCTCAGAGATAGACCTAACAAATGTTGTGCCCGCAGTTTCAAGCACTACTGGTGCTTTTGCAGGTCAATTTAAGTGGGGACCTGTTGATGAAGTAAAAACAGTTTCAGATAGTAAGGGTTTGATAGATGAGTTCTTTTCACCTGCAAACACAGATGCTGGGGCTGAAGACTTTTATTCAGCAGAAGCATTCTTGAAGTATGGTTCATCATTAAGAGTAGTTAGAATTTCTAACATGTGTTATAGTGCAAACGCAGCGGGAGCAGCGACATCACTATTGAAAAATGATGCAGAATACGAAAGCACCTATAAAGGTGGAACACAATCCGGCACAGTCGGAGTTTGGGTATCAAGATATGCAGGTTCTCTAGGAAACTCTTTAAAAGTTTCTATGTGTGCGTCAGCAAACGCATATTATAACGATTCAGTAACTACAGTAGGTGGTGCTGAAGCAATCGGACAAACAACTATTTCAGTTGCAGCGTCAAATGTCTTTAATGTTAGAGACCAAATCAAGTTCCAAGGAGACACAAACTTCTATAGAGTTCTCTCAAAACCTGATGCAACATCTATAACAATCGAAGCATTAAATCAACCAGCAGGAACAGGTCTTGTTGTTGCACAATCAAATGGAAACAATATCGATAGATATTGGGAATTCCATAACTTGTTTGACAAGGCACCAGGTATATCAGCAGGTCAAGCTGCGGTTTCAGGTGCGGCTGACGAAGTTCATGTTGTAGTTGTAGACGAAGACGGTTCAGTAAGTGGAACACCTCAGAGTGTTTTAGAAACACACGGTTTCTTATCACTTGCATCCGATTCAAAAGATGCATCAGGAAGAAGTAATTACTACAAGAATGTAATTGCTAGAGATTCACAATGGGTATGGTGGTCAGGCCACGACTCAAATGTGATTGCATCTTCAACAGTAGATAGAACACACTTAGAATCAGTATCAAGTGCATTTTTAAGACCAGCACTTCCACTTAACTCATCATTAAGTGGTGGTTCAGATGGAAGAAGTCCAACTGCAGGTCAGAAATATGGTGCATGGGATACTCATTTCGCAGACGGAGATACAGTAGATATCTCTTTCCTAATTTGTGGTTCTACAAGAACAGACAATGGTTCAGGTGTTGACCAAGACATCTTAGCAGACCATAACACAATAGTCAACCAAGGTATATTACTTGCAGAATCAAGAAAAGACTGCATGTTTATATGTTCACCAAGAAAAGCATCAATCGTTGATGTTTCTTCAGAATCTACACAAGTTGCCAATGTTAAGGCAGACTTTGCTAATGTAACTTCAAGTTCATATGCAGTATTAGATTCAGGTTGGGTATATCAATACGATAGATTTAATGACAAATATTGCTGGGTTCCAGGAAACGGACATACTGCAGGTATCATGGCAAGGTCAGACTTGTTAAGAGACCCATGGTTCTCACCTGCTGGATTCAGTAGAGGTCAATACTTAGGTATCACTAAACTTGCTTTCAATCCAAAACAAGCAAGTAGAGATGACTTATATCGTGCAAGAATTAACCCAATCGTAACATTCCCAGGACAGGGAACAGTATTGTTTGGTGACAAAACTGCATTAACTACACCATCTGCATTCGATAGAATCAATGTAAGAAGACTATTCATCGTATTAGAGAAAGCAATCGCAGCAGCTGCTCAAGCACAATTGTTTGAGTTCAATGATGCATTCACTAGAGCACAATTTAGAAGTGCTGTAGAACCTTTCCTAAGAGATGTGAAGAACAGAAGAGGACTAGTAGACTTCTCAGTTATTTGTGATGAAACAAATAATACAGATACAGTAATCGATAGAAACGAATTCGTTTGTTCTATCTTTGTAAAACCTGCTCGTTCTATTAACTTTATTCAATTAAACTTTGTAGCTGCGAGAAGTGGTGTAGAGTTTAGTGAAATCTATTCAGCAGTTTAAGGAGATAAAAAGAAATGGCAACAATAGACCAATTTAAAGCAAACTTAATCGGAGGTGGACCAAGAGCCAACCGATTCAAAGTCTTTATCCCTAGAACAGGAAACAAAATTGAGTTTCTATGTAAAGCTGCTCAACTACCAGGTTCTTCATTCGGCGATATTACAGTTAAACATATGGGTAATACTCTAAAACTTCCAGGTGATAGAGCATTCGAAGATTGGACTGTAACAATTATCAATGATGTTAACTTTGAAGTTAGAACAGGTCTTGAAGCACATATGAATGAGATTCAAGGTGAGGGAACAGGTATTGGTTCAACAACTTTAGACTACTTAGTAGATAGAGCATTCGTTGAACAACTAGACAAAGGTGATAATGTTCTTGCAAGATACGAGTTCTTTAACATGTATCCTAAAACAGTAGCACCAATAACATTAGACTACGATAACGGTGACGCAATAGAAACTTTTGATGCGACATTCGCTTTTTCCCATTGGGAAAGAGTAGTCTAACAAGTGAATAACACCTAAAATGGTGTTATAAATAATAGTATGGAATTATTCGGGTTTGAAATTACTCGTAAAAGAGACGAGTTAAGAGCAACGGAGGTCGACAAAAAGGCGGTCTCCTTTGTGCCTCCTGTCGATGACGATGGCACACCAGTTATACAATCACAACCAGGTGGTTTTATTACAGGTGGTGCATATGGGTCATACATCGACATGGAAGGTGGTATCAAGAATGAGGGAGAACTCATTAAAAGATACCGTGAGATATCCTTAATACCTGAGTGTGATTCAGCAATCGAGGATATCGTAAATGAGTGTATTACTTCTGATACTTCGGATAGGATAGTATCACTCGACCTCAGAGATGTTAAACTCTCTGATAGCATCAAGAACAAGGTGCAAGACGAGTTTTATCACATCCTAAACATAATGAGATTCAATCAGAACTCTCACGAATTATTCAGAAAATGGTACATCGATGGTAGAGTCTACTTCCATAAGGTCGTGGATTCGAAACGACCTAAGGCAGGTATCGTTGACATCAGAAATATTGACCCTATAAAGATTAAGAAAGTTCGTAATATTGAGAAAGATAGAGACAATAAGACGAATGTTGAAAAGATTACAAAGATGGAAGAGTTCTATCTTTTCAACGATAAAGGTTTTGATAAGAGTGGTTCTGGAGAAGGAAACACCGTTAAAATTGCACCAGAGGCAGTATGTTATACAACTTCTGGTCTGTTAGACTACACTAAAAATGTTGTAGTTGGTTATCTTCATAAAGCTATGAAGACTGCAAATCAACTATCTATGATAGAAGATGCACTTGTTATTTACAGAATATCAAGAGCACCAGAAAGAAGAATCTTCTACATCGATGTTGGCAATCTTCCTAAGGTAAAAGCAGAGCAATATCTCAGAGATGTAATGATGAGATATCGTAATAAGTTGGTTTATGATGCCAACACTGGAGAAATTCGTGATGATAAAAAGTATATGAGTATGCTTGAAGATTTCTGGTTGCCAAGAAGAGAAGGTGGTAGAGGTACTGAAATTTCTACTCTTCCTGGTGGGCAAAATCTTGGAGAAATTACTGATATCAAATATTTCCAAGAAAA